ACTCACTATTCGAGGAACAGATCCGGGCGCAGCACTTGCGTACTGCGCATAACCTGGTTCAATGGGAAATGCTGGACGCTGTACAGCTAATGCTGCAGTAATACCTCCTGTAGCGCCTTTGTTGAAAACAATTTCTGTCATGCAATATCTCTTAAGAAGCGTTCTAAAAGAACGAATAGATTCTCCCATAAAAACCATATTAGTGGGTGATGTGAGAGAACCCATGTCAGCTAAAGTGTCAGCGTGTTGTGTGGCTTCAAAAGTAGTAGCATCCTGAGTTGGGACTGCTGAAACAGGTAACTCATCAGATTGAGGTACCATTTCATCAACAATTTCGGGAACTTCAGCAGCCAAAGCTACAACAGCATCAACGTCTGCATGTGTTCTAAAACGCAATCGAGACAAAGGTTTGTTTGTTGGACATGCGACTTCGAAATCAGGGCCAGCAGCCATTGAAACAACAACATAACAATCATCAACAGAAGAACTAGGATTTGTCAATTCGTTCATAACATAAACCCCAAGCACTCCATTACCAAAAGTATTTGTGGACGAATTGTAATTAATTGGAGTTATTGAATCCAAAGGACTAACTCCTTCATAAAAAGCTGACTGTCTATAAGACGAACCTTGTCCCCATCCAACTGTGATCTCAAAATCTTTAGTTTCAGATATATCAACAACTGTTTGATAACCCAAATTATATTCAGGTGTAATACGAGTCGGATCATTTGTAGTAACTTCAATCTCAGGATCATATACAATACGCAAACGACCCTTATGCAAAGCACTACAAACTACTTGAAACCTATACTTTATAGATCCTCTCCAATATTGGAAGGGAGCAACAGCAAAGCAGGAAGCAGTCATGGTCAATCGTGGAATGTCTGGAGAAGTAGCACCATAAATGGTAAAATCTCCAGGATCCACAATAGTATTCCACAAAATGGTTCCAGCAGGTGAGGAATTGCCAGAAGTCCATGTGAAAGTAGAAGTATAACTCTCTGTAGATGCAATATTTGCAATTTCCATTTCATCCTTATTTGAAAGACCAAAAGCACGTGGATCAATGGTCAATTCCTGTTTTGGGTCAAGAGAAAGTTTGTGACAGTCGTCTTTGCCTGCAGATGTAGCCATATCATGGGTTGACTTTGGAACAATAATTGTTCTTTCCAACTCTAATGGCTTACTGAAACCAAAAAGTGAAGCAATTGCAGAAGCAGCAGAAGCAGCTAACGCCGTAGCTCTCGCATATGGTCCAATGACGGGAGCAGAAGACAACTTATTCATAACAGAAGCAACATTGGTAGCACGAGCTGAAAACACACGATTAGAATATTCATCAGATTGCGGAGCAATACCATCAACATTGCAAGTTGTAGGTCCTGACAAAACAACATCTGTAGCCCAAGCAAGAACTGAAATCTGAACGTCAGTAGTTCCCCCATTTGCATGACGCAAAGGAGTAACTCCAACAAGATCCAATACACCCATCTCATCAAATTCACCCAAAGGTAAATCGAGAGCATTATTGTGCCACAAAAAAGGTAATTCTAGATCACCACCCTGACTTGTTGTAGGATTTAACCACAAGTGTGGTTTTTGAGAATTGTTCTTCAGGTTCTGGATAGGTAACGGATTCACACCTCCTGATCTACCGACTTTATCATAATTGTGCATTGGCGTATAATATGCTATAGCACGACCATAATGTAGCGGTGATCCATTGATTAAGTAACGTACATGTAGTTTTGCCCTCAACAATTTAAAATTGGAAATACGATTACTAACACGGTTGTTTCTAAAATACAATGACCACGGATTCAAGTTAGCCGAAAGTATACCAGCACCATTTCCGACTTGCCACTCAGTAAAAGCAATTAAAACTGGTCGTGAAAAGAAATTATTCAAATCTAAATCATTTTCAATTGTTTCATTGTGCACATCATCATAATTGGACTCAACTGATACAGTTGCACCAGGAGAATAATCATGAAATGTGACGTTCTGAGTAGAAAGTTTGTTTCCAGTGGGACCTTCAGAAGCTTGAGGTTTAATATCACTCGCAACATCGTAAGTAAAATATTGCGTATAAGGACAACAGTAAGAATTTGCATGTGGAAAAACATACGTTACTGGTATCAATGATGGTGATGTAACCTCTTCTTTTGACTGAGGGAGA